GTGCGTTTTACTATCACATCATCTTGAATATAAATGTAAAAAAAAAATAGGCCCGGAACGGTGCAAATTAAAGCACGGAGAGACGCCGCTTGCGTGGTTGAAGTATGTGATTCAATCAGCGATGTGTCTGTGAAGAGTGAAAAGTTCTCAAGCACGCGGGCTCTTGAATCCAAGAGTTCTTTAGACCCTTGGAAATTCACTTTGTAACAAAAAATCGCGATATTTCAATTTGGTAACTTCATTAATTGACAGAAAACGCCGAACAAGAAAATGTTGCATTTGCTGTAAACTTCTTCTTCATAACACGCAGTTGTTATATGATCTGTTCTTCTGATTCAAACACATTTTGGCCATTAAGAAATATTTTGTCAAAAGCAAAATGAATCACCCCCAGTAAATTAAGAATTCTGACTACCTTCTCTGCGGCATTCGCACCCTACAACCATAACCATTCTCGCAATTTAACAAGTTTTTCCAATCGCTCTTGATCTTCTCGCCTATACGCTTCTTCCAAATTCCAAGATTCTTGAGCTGCTTGTCTTAATTTTGCTTTGGCTTCTATGTCTCCAGGTTCCATCCAATCCCATATGTTTTCACCTTCATGAGAGCCATGTACTGCTTTCCAACGCAAACTTTCATAGGGATCCACTCGATTGGGCCTAACGTCTTTCCACCAAATATATAAATCCATTAGTTCTTTGCGCACTTGGTTATTCTTTGTGATTTCATCAGCACATGTGGGGTCTTCTTCCAACGAATGAGGAGCCAAATACTTCAGACCCAATTCCCTGCTTCTCCAAGCATTTCTTCCTTTGAAAATGCGATTCCAGAATGATGGAGTTGTGCTATCAACTGCATGAGATGCACAATCCAATTCCACATAATCCACTAGAATTTGAAAGTTGGCATATAACATCTTTTCATCATATTCATGCCAGCCGGGCTTCAAATCCATTTTAATGATGTGATGAATTTCAACGAATCTATTATAAAAAAATTTCTTTAGATTTACAAATGGCGAAACTATGGTTCTTTTCATATTTGATAGATATTTTGGAACAGTTTCAGTAATAAAGTATCGTATGGGATATTTGGCTTTGGATTCCTCTTCCCATCGACGCCATTCTTGATACGAAGCAGCTGTGGGTTTTTCAATCTGTAATTTATTAAACATTTGAATTATTAAATTCCATAAAATTGTATCTGTCTAACATATAACTTAATTATTACTCATCAGTCAAGAATTTATTACCTTTTGCCATATTTTCTTTGGCCGGCAAATATTGTAAATTATTCAATACATGCAATCCACTAACTGTTTTACCTCTAAGCGGTATAATATGATCTATATGATATCCTTTTGGGCAATTAGCATAAAATTTCATAATTGCTTCTTTATCTGCCCACGCAGGAAATCTTTTGAGTTTTTCTGTTCTTGCAAATGCATTCAATGCATTTCTTTTTTCTTTATTCTTCGATGCCCAATTGCGCCATTGTTCATTTCTTTTTTCACGATTTTCTATTAAATATTTATCGTGATTATTTTTGAGTTGTTCTCCACGAATACGACGATAATATTTCCAATAATCGGGGTGATTTCTAGATACTGGTATATCCAGTTTTTTAAAACCTTTACGTACAAAAGACTGTTTTGATTTTTCTACATCAGACATATTAATATTTTAATATTTTAATCATATAAATTAGGCCCGTTCTGTTTCTAGGTGGAGCCCATACCCAATGAGATTATGCCGCTAGGCGTATCTCAAATGCGAAATTATCATTCGCTGCGTTTATTCTATAAGGCTATAGAGGGCCTCGCCCTACTCTCCGCTGGACTTTCAATGTCAATCGATCCCAAATCACTCCCAAACTGGGAAAACTTGGTGGAAGTGCGAGGAATTGAACCCCGGTCTTGTCCATCTATTACGCCAACATCAACAAGTAAAATATTTATACGCTATAACCGCGATCTTGTCAATACTTTTGTTGACACACTCTTGCAAAATGATAGAATCATATTATATATAACAATATGTCAACAAGAATTTTGCTTCCCAATGAGTTTGATCTTTATCAAACCCACGTGATGAATTTGGATTCCCAAAGCCGCTTTTGTCGATTTGGTGGATACCTTAATGATGGTGCTGTGAAAGCCTATTTGGATAATTTGAAATACACTCAAAATATAATTATCGGGCATTTTGATAACAATCAATTAGCGGGTGCAGCCCTTATTTCGTTTGATTCATTGTTTAAAAAAGAAATATGCGAATTAGCATTGAGTGTTGACCAATCATATCGCAAAAGAGGCCTAGGAAAAAAGCTTTTCAAAAGAGCTATGCTTTGGGCCTGCAATTTGGGTTTCAAAAAAATACATATACAATGTTTGCAACAAAATCAATGGACAGTAAAACAAGCCAAAAAACTGGGATTTCAACTTTCTAATGAAGAAGGAGAAGTCTATGCCACTATGGAACCACAGCTATGGCAAAAAATACATCTGCCCGGTTTGTTAACAGCTGAAATTTTGGAATGGAATCACTATGTTTTGGAAAATTTTATTAACAGTTGGTATCGCTGCTTCCTTGGCGTCACCCAGCAACACGCGGCCTAGAAAAGATGCCAGTGATTTTACAAATCTATATGGATTAAAAGTTCATATCAAAGACGATTAACCGCCAGCAAACACGTCAGATGAGCAACTGTTGACTCTGGATCCACAGGATATGGGATCGTTTTTTCTACCCAATTGCAAACCGTTAACAAAAACAGTCGGCGAGCCCTGACTTAAAAAACCAGTGTGACACACCAATCGTCTGCCTATTTGACAACAGTGCTGCACCCATTCATCTCTTTGACGATGTACACCCAATCCATTAGCAAAAGTATCAGGAGATCCTTGATCAGTGCGGCGGGCAGGAAAACAATCGTGCCCAGAACAATAGTCACCAACTCTTGCAACTCCCAAACTCATATGTCAAGCGATCCTTAATGCAGTCTTCAGTGGCTGACTCAACATGCCCTGGCCAAACCCGCCTCCGCCCGCCAAGAGGAATCGAATACAAGGGTCATTGGCCAGTGCTAGAATTTGCCCCACTAGTCCCGCCGCTTCATTCAAACCCAAAGACTGGGCGATAGCTTCCAATCCACTCTGAACTGTTTTTTGTATTTGATTCAATATGCCAAAAATAGGACTCAAAAGAGCGCCCACAGCAGCAACCAATAGTCCATTGACCAAATTGATTAATTCTGAAATCAAAACATTGACCAAACGTATACCCACCACCAATGGCGCAAACAATAGATTGGTCAATCCACAGGGATCATTCAATGGTCCTATCAATCCGGGCAATGAATTAAAAGGCGCTAAACTTCTTCCACTTTGAAATAAGAATGTGGCCGAACGAGTGCTGTTCATATAAAACGGTAGATTGGGAACAACACTAGAGGAATACCCAAACAATGATATTTCCCTTGGTACTTGTGATGCTTGAGAAAATACATTAGATGAGGGAGCAGGAGCCAATACGCTATCAAATACATTCAAACGATCTGGATCGCCAAATATGTTAGCGGGATAATTGCCTCCCAGCCCTTTCAATAGTGTTTGAGCTCTTTCAAACTCCATTGGACCACTGCCTCCGTTATATCCCAGTGGGCCTGTTAAAATATCATTGATAGCCGTGGAATGCAATTCAGCAACCTTAGAAGCAATATCAGGTTGAAATGGGTCTCTAAAAGCATTTTGCGCCAAATTAATATTTCTAAAGTCAGTGGCACCTGATTGATTGGGTAGCAAGCTAGCAATACCAGAAAACAATCTGGGATCCTGTGGGATTGTATATTGCTGTATTATCTTTTCAGGATTGGGAAGCTGTGGTATACCAGACGCTGCCGCTGCTGTCATTAAAATGATCCTTCCTCATCTTTTATAGGTCTACCAAACTCGTCTTGAGGTGAGTTGATCCAAACAGAATGACGATATCCAGGTCTTTCTGGCTCTTGATCTTGACCAGACTGTATTATAATATGTTTGTCTGCACTCAAATAAAGCGAGCCCGATGATGACAAATGAAAATCACCACTAAAATAGATTTTGTTCTCACCAAATTTCACTCGAGTGGTTGGTGTTAAAGAAATTTCTGGTTGCTTCTTTGTTAATAAACTCCAAATGATTTTGAGTCTATCCAACGCAGAAACATTTGAAGAGGGAGGCGCAAATGCAAAAAACATATTACAATTTCAGTTTTGACAAATCCAATTTTGTAAGACCATCCGGAGTTGGCATTTCCAATCCAGTGGTGTTTCGCATGTAACCAGAAGCGGCTGCTTGCTGAGCTTTAGCCATCGCAATTATGCAGTTGCGATTCAAATGCACTTCTGTATTTTCATCAACACCCAACATAAATGGCACAAACGCCACAGCGCCTTGCCCGGGTTGACCTGGTACTTGCATAAGTGTCATTGTAAGTGGTTTTGATATTACAACAACATCATTGCCATCTCGCACCAATTTGCTTATAATTTCTTCACCAGATGAAAGCTTGATAGCAACTATTTCATTGGTTGAAATGGGTTTCGATACCAACATATATTCTCCTATTATTGGTTCATTTTAGCAAGAATATCTTCTTTAGTCAATTTCATTAATCCATCACATCCGCCCGCAACAAACAACTGGTCTCCCATATAGATCTGAGGAACAGTTTTATGGCCCTGTGCTTTAAGCCATTCTCGCAGTTCCGTATCCAAACTCACATTCTTTTCCACATATGGAATTTCCAAAGCCTCCAAATACTTCTTAGCCTTTACGCAGTAAGGGCAAAAATCCTTGGAATATACAGTTAATGTTTTCATTTTCTTATTTTTCTCCAAAGGGTTTTACCGGCATCCCATATGCGATCATATCCCAATTCCTGTTCCAATTGCCATTCGGTTTTGGTTATGTTCACTTCTGGATGACGTTGTTTGATTTTGTTTTTCATAAAATGCTCTCTTCGCCAACGAGTTTGATAATCAGTAACAAAATATCCAGGTTTTTGTTCACGAACCATTTCAAATCCATTTGTTTGATACAAATAACCGTTTGAATGCCTATTGTCACTCCAAGAAAAAATCTCACCTCGAAAGTCTATAGCGTTGAGATACCAATTTAACATTTTGGAAAACAGTCCTGAATATATATTTGATATATCAGTTGCAAATCGAATTATTTCAAGTTTATTTTTATTGGATTTTTTAAAACTCAAACACCCAACTAAATTGTTTTGAGAATTCCAAGCACCAATGGTACAAGATCTATCTGATCTTGGTCCCTGTATATGATTGGCTTTATAGAAGACTTCTTCATCTGAATATTTTTTCAAATAATCAATAGTTAATGTTCTAGCACCAATTCGATTGCCATTGTGAATATTATTAATATACAGAATTTTACTCTTGATTATATCAAACGATAGATTGATTTCATCCTCAAAATATTGATATAAATTAATGCCCTTTTGTTTACACAAACGATATTTGTTGTAATGATATGATTTATCAGTGTTTCCCCCAATTTCCGAATGCCAATATAATCCATGACATTCAATTGCTGCTGACACTTGGGGAAAGAAAAAATCCAATTCCAAAGGGGGTATAACACGATGTGTATTTTGTTGATATATTATATGATTTTGATCACAAAAATCCCGAATCTTGGATTCCAAAAAACTTGATCGATCGGGCTTTATCAAATCTCGACAATTGTATTTAAAACAATAGGCAGCAACAGTTGTTTGATCAACTGGTAATATATTTTTTATTTCTTGAAATGTTAATCCATCAATGGTTTTCCTAAAAAGTTCAGGATTCAATAATATTTCCAAATGAACGGGATCAATGTGAATTTGACTGGGATTTGAAACCCCATACCTATCCACAACAGTTTGTTTAATTTTTTTTCTAATATCCTGCGATTGCAGGGGCATTTCAACCCCGTATTTTTTTAAATTTGTAGACTTGACTTTTTTAAAAATTTCCAACCGATTTTCGCCGTATCTTTCCGTTATTTTTTCTTTTGCCTTTTTCTGTATTTCGGAACTTTGAAAAGGCCATGCATATCCATATTTTTCTTTAAAATGATACATGCATTTGTTTTTTATTTGGGTGGATCGCATGGGATGCCGCGCGCCATATCTTTTTAAATTAGTTTCACGTATTTTTTCAAACAATTGAGATTTTTCATACGATGTCATATTTTTTCTAGCGGATGCAGTATCAAGCACATTGCATTTACAATTTGCTTTACAATATTTGTTGTAGCCATCCTTCCAATTTTTAAATTTTAACTTCTGCCCACAACGAACTATTTGTTGAATTTCATTTATATTGTTGAGAACACAGTATAATCTTTCCATTATTGATGGGTTATATGTATCCAACCAGCGTGTTTCATTCAATAGAAAATTATAATAAGAAGAATTATTTTTGATTTTTAAACAACATGATATCAAACTTTTATTACAAGAGAATGTATAATCAATTAATTTATGTAATTCTTCAATCATATTTTAATTTTAAAGTGACATGTCCTTAAACGTGTCTTCAGTTATATCTTGTTTAATTCCTCCGATAATATAAGAACTCAACTCCACTTCCTGTGGGGCTACTTGAACCTCGGCGCCGGCAATCCACTTGGCAGTCCAAGGCAATGGATTTGTGGGTTGCTTGTAGGGACTTCTCAATCCCACAGCAGTCATACGTTTGGTGGCAATCCATTCCACATAATCACACAAAACTTTTTCATTCAAACCAATCATTGATCCATCTTTGAATAGATATTTGGCCCAAACTTTTTCCTGCTCCACAGCATCAATAAACAGTTTCTCACATTCCTCACGACATTCTTTTGCAATTGCAGCATAATCTGGATCATCAGTTTGTAATAATTTTAGTAGTGTTTGTGTGGATCCCAAATGCACATTTTCATCTCTGCAAATCAACTTGATGATTTTGGCATTTCCTTCCATCTTTTTCAATTCTGCAAAAGCCCAAGAGCAAGCGAAACTTACATAAAACCGAATGCCCTCTAACACATTTACGCTCATCAAGCACAACCAAAGCAGTTTTTTCAACTGGCGACGTGACACTACAATTTCTTTGCCATTAACTGTGTGAGTACCCTCACCCAACAGTTGATACCACTGAGAGTATTCAATCAGTTGATCATAGTATTTGGAAATATCTTTGGCACAGTCAACGATTTCCTGTATATCAGTTAAGCCATCAAAAATAATAGAAGGGTTGGCATATACATTGCGAATGATATGAGTATATGAACGAGAATGAATGGTTTCATTGAACGCCCAAGTTTGAATCCAAGTTTCAATTTCTGGCAAACTTACCAAAGGTAAAAAAGCAAGATTGGGAGAACGACCTTGCACCGAATCCAATAAAATCTGACGCTTGAGATTGGAAGTGAAAATATGCTGTTCATGTGGTGACAAATCTTTGAAATCCTTGGCATCACGCAAAACATCAATTTCCTGAGGACGCCAGAAGAACCCCAACTGCTTGTCTGTTAGTTTGTCAAATTGTGGATATTTTAGTGTATCATATCGCTGAATAGTCACACCACCATTGAGATCCAAAAAAGCCAATGCTTCCAAATGACTGTTTTTATTTGACGAATCAAATACCGAACTCATATGATATCTCCTTTAAATTCTTAAAATACTTTGTGTTTCAAACAATAACATACTTATTTGCAAATAGTTCATTCTAAACACTGATTAAAATTAAAAATCAACGTTGTCTTAAACTATATAATACCAATTTTTTTCATTTACATCCAAACATAATTTTCTAACATGACTTGTTGACGCAAATCCAAAAATATTGCATGCATCAGTTATTGTCAAGATTCCTTTTGGAGTGTGAACCTTCTTTCCCTTCCAACGTAACAATGTTGGATCTTTTGGAATATGTTTTGGAGTTTCTTCCCAACTCCATATATATCCTCGACAAGATTTAAATTTTCCATCACATGTATAAAGAATATTTGAAGGAGATGTATTATAAAATCTAGCAGCATCAGAAATAGTATCCCATTGTTTTAAAAAACGACCAAATCTATCAAATTGGTAAACTTTTTTTCCAACTTTAAGTTTCATTGCTGCCTGAGTTTTTTCTTGTATTTTTTGTTTTGTTTCCAAAGAATGTTTTTTACCCAAAAAACCCTTTGGATGATTGAATTTCAAACGCTCCTTGGCTTTTTTGGATATGATTTCATTTGCTTGTTGTTTCATATTAAAATTATGATTAATATGGTCAAATCCTCCTCTGGCTTGCGATGAAACATTTAGAAAAAACACATTGTTTTTAACATCATAATAATCCAACCAATATTGCTCTCGATTCCTCACTTGATTTCGATCAAATACAACTTCTAAAATTGTCCTAGAAAAATTTTCAATACCATATTTTTTAATATTTTCTAAAAATCTCACTCCCGAACCCAAATAACCATCATTGATATCTCCAATATGGCTGCCAATATATTTTTCTTTGGTAATATTGTTTTCCCAAAGATAGACAAAACCTGAGTAATTTAATTCATCCATTTTTTTCCAAACTCATATACAAAATCACAATCACAACACGCAACTATCACAATCGTTTGAATCTTCACTGCTGCTGTGTTTATCAATAATTTCTTCTGATTTTTCATTATCACTGTTTTTCAATACAAGTTTATCAACTTCGATTTCTCCCTGTCCATCGTATTGATTGAAGTAATAGAGAGTTTTAATGCCATACCGATAACAAAGAAGTAGATGTTTAAGTAACTCACTCATTGGTATTTTTTCATCATCATAAAATTCTGGATTATACGAAGTGTTGGTGGATATGGATTGGTCAATGTATTTTTGTAGCACTGCCATCAACTTCAAATAACCTTCTGGTGACTTTTGATTCCAAAGTAATTCGTACTTGTTTTTGAGTCGGCGGAATTCTGGCACCACTTGCTTTAAAACCCCATGCTTGCTTTGTTTGATCGACACGTAAGAGCGAGGTGGTTCCACGCCATTGGTAGCATTGGCTATTTGTGCCGACGTATTATGACTAATTACCCCATTTCCTAAATGATACACTTCACTATTGGTTGATATATCCCATGTTTGTTCAATAGCAACATTTCGATTAATTTTTTTAATTTTCATTTTTATTCTGCTCAAACCAACACTAACAATATCATCGCCTTCCATCAAATTATTAACTTCAACCCATTGTTTAATATTATCCCTAATAACCAATAATTTATGATTTTTAGTAAATCTATACTTTGAACCATCCTCAAATTCAATTTCATCAACCCACTGCGGGCCATTATAATAGCATTCGTATGCTTTAATATTATTATATAAAAGAATAGGTTTTAAAAACTCAAACCTTTGGCCAATCATTTGTTTCTCATGAACTAAATCAATATCAATATTTCCCAGTTCTTTTATAAGTCTATCTAATGTTATTTTTTCACCATTTTCTAACAATAACTCATTGTTCAAACTTTGACATTCTGAAGGCATAATGGCCATAAGTGTGGTATTTCTAATACCATACTGCTTCAATTCTTCACGCAGCGATTGCCAAGGCATTCTTTCCTGATATGGCACCAATTCATCCACTTCACGCTTTCTTGTATCAATGGGAACGATGCCACGCGCATACTTGCTGTGTTCTATCTTTTTTGCTGCACCTTTTTCTTTTGCCAATTCCAAAGAAGCTGCAATCAAATAATAACTCCAAGCTTCAGCAAATTCATCTGTTTTCACAAGAGCATCAGGATTAGAATAACTGAGATCATTTTTGGCCAACCAATATGCAAAGTTAATCACTCCCACTCCCAGCGGACGATAATCTTCCGTATGCTTTTGTGCAGCACGCACTGGATATTTTTGATAATCCAACAGTGCATCCAATCCGCGCACTGCCAATCTGCAGGGTTCTTCAAAGTCCTCTGGGCGTTGTATCTTACCCCAATTGATTGCTGATAGAGTGCAAAGTGCAATTCTACCCTCTTCATCATTTAGATCATTTAATGGTTTGGTTGGAAGAGTGATTTCTGCACACAAATTACTCATACGCACCGGAGCCAATGATTCAATATAGGAAGAATGGGTATTTGCATGATCCACATTCATTAAATAGATTCTTCCTGTATCTTTGCGCTCCTGCATAAAAGCAGTGAAAAGATCGCGTGCTTTTATTGTTTTCTTTCTTATTTTGGGTGATTTTTCAGCATTTTCATACAAAGTTTTAAACTTGTCTTGATCCGCAAAAAACGCTTCATACAAGCCAGGCACATCGTTGGGAGAAAACAAGGTTATATCACGATCTTGTATTAAGCGTTCGTAAAACAACTTGGAAAATTGCACACCATAATCCATATGACGAATTCTGTTGTCTTCAGTGCCTTTATTGTTTTTTAGTACCAACAAATCTTCAATTTCCAAATGCCAAATGGGATAATACAAAGTTGCAGCACCATTTCTAACGCCACCCTGCGAGCAGCTTCGCACAGCTGCTTGAAACATTTTATAAAATGGTATTACACCGGTATGTGTGGCATCACCGTTGCGTATGGGGGAACCAATGGCTCTTATTTTTCCGGCGCCAATGCCAATGCCTGCTTTTTGAGAAACATATCTTACAATAGCAGAAGTAGTGGCATTTATTGAATCCAAAGAATCATCGGTTTCAATCAATACGCAAGAAGAAAATTGTTTTTGTGGAGTTCTAACTCCACTCATCACTGGCGTGGGTAAGGAGACCCAATGCTCTGAAATAGCATCATAATAATCTTTCACCCATTTGAGACGTGTTTCCTTGGGATATTGAGCAAACAGTGTGGCAGCGATCAAAATATAACACACCTGCGGTGTTTCTAAAATTTCTTTGGTATATCTGTTTTGAACCAAATATTTTCCTCGGAACTGTTCCATAGCAGCATAAGTCAAAGTTTCATCACGTGAATGTTTAACGAAACCATTGATAGTGTGCCATTCTTCTTTGGAATACCAATTCATAAGTTCTGGATCATAAAATCCCAAAGCCACGTTTCTTTCCACGAGTTTATAAAGATGCCAAGGTTCAAATTGACCATAGACTTCTTTTCTCAAATGATAATTAATAAGTCTTCCTGCCACATATTGATAGTTGGGTGCTTCCTCGGATATCAAATCCGCGGCAGCTTTGATTAGAGTTTCTTGTATGTCTGATGTTTTAATGTTGTTATAAAATTGAATCTGACTGCGTATTTCCACCTCAGAGGGTGCAACACCTGAAATACCTGCGCATGCTTCAAAAACAACCTTATGTATTTTTTCAATATTCAGTGGTTCTTTTTGACCATTTCTTTTAGTAACTAAAATATTAGACATTTATGAAACTCCTATCATTGGCGTATTATGTGTATGAATTATATGTTAATTGATATTTGATTGATATTCAAAATCAAAAACCAAATCAAAATTTGGCAAAGGCAAATAAATTTGACTCACTGGTTTTTTAAGTGAATAGCAAATGGTCACATGCGGAACGTATTTCAGGAATGCGTGTCTGGCTCCCATGGATTTTAGTTCTTCATGACGTTTGACTAATTCATCGCATTTCATTTGAATAACCAAACTTTCTCGATTGTTAAGAGTTGGTAACAATTTCCAACTCAAATTTGCTGATGGAACAACAACTGGATCAATTATGCCTCGAGCTATTCCAGGCAGACTGATATCCAAAGCATATATTACAGTAGCGTGAAGATACCAAGAATATGTGCCCAAGTCAGGCACAATATTGTTATCTTTCAACCATTTTTCCAGTTTTACTTCATTTTCCATAGAAAAACGCCAAGCCACATACGTCCCACAATGAATATCGTCGTTCAAGAAAAATCCTTTCGCGTATGACTTTAAGTATATTGCATTTTTATTGCAATATTTTTTTCAATGTTTGATAACTTATCAACTTTAGCAACGTTGTAGTTAAGTATATATTGGGAATCAACCAACACTACCCAATATATATCATCCACGGCCAAATCATAATCATGTATTAAAATTAATTGAGATGAGAATTTTTCTCGATCACTTAATTCAAAGGTTTTATGCATCATATACCCAATAGTATTCTTATTGAAATGGTTGGCTTCCAACATCTGCCAAGGATCACTCCATGATTCATAATCATAACAATCCAAACCATGTGGTCCAATCATCGCATGACTCCACCATTTGGCAACAGCGTCACATGCATCATAAATCTCAAGTGTTTTAATTGTTGCGCGCAATTGACGCCAACTTAAAATTCTTTCTCGATCAGAAAGCAAAAAAGGATTAATCAAAATGCGTTCCAGAACCTAATTGTATATTTAAAATTGCCGGCTTGTAGTGATGTATTTTCATATTGAATGCGATAGTTGGGAGCGAACATATTTACAAATAATGTAACTGGATCCGGACCCGTACCAATAAATGTTGAATTGTCTGTAAAATTTACATTTGTTCCATCGGCTGCGATCTGCAAAGTACCAACTCGTATATTACCATCAACTTCATAGGAATAATCAATAAATGTTACCGTATTGTTGCCTGAAAGGCTCAAAACGGGGACAAAGTCAACAACGCCACCAGTGTTGGCAGCAATCGGCAATTCATTCAATCCACTGGCGCCGGAACCTGGATAATAAACGGTGTCCTGCGGATTGAAAATAATATGTGGATCCCCGATGGTATACGCAACCCGCTGTGTTACAAAACTCAATGCCGGTGCATTTCTATCGAAAGTATCTGACAATGATACACAATAAACAGTGCCTGGTGCAAAATAAACCACTGGTGCAATTGGCACGCCCATTGACAACGGTGTTGGTAGGAAATCTCTGCTAGCGTGGCCGCAATTTTCATAACGGTTGCTTTGTGAAATATGGAAACCACCAATGCCTTGATAGTTAGCAAATACCGACGGAATGTTATTAGCTGTCAACGCGGAAAAAGCTTCAGCATAGCAATTTCTAAAAAGCGAATTAGTAATTCTAAATGACGAAGGACCGGCAACAGGCCCCCCTAGTAGCAATTCAGTGGGAGGTTGTGTTCTTGTTAGGCCCACTGTTTCACCCAAGCGCACAGCACGATAATGACCAGTGAACGTGCATTGATCAAATGATATATTGCTGCTATCACTGGTAGCAAATACCGCGTAAGTGGAATTCGTAAAAGCGCAATTATTAAAATGAATGTTATTGGGAGGCAACATATTGCCCATGGCGGTATCAATAACAACGCCAATGGAATCAGTGTTGCTCCAATTCCCTGTGGTTTTTACAACTTGATCAAGATTTCTAAATTCACAATCCGTAAACACCGAATCGCGCATACGAATCAATCGTACAACGTCCTGATTCCATGCATGTATAAAAGTTATGCCAGATACGATTACATTGGAAACATAATTGATGATATTGGAACCCACAAAATTATCAACCATTCCCATTTCCAAATCAGCAAGTGTTAAATCACCGGAAGCAGTTTGAAACACGGGAATGTTTGTATTGGTTGCAGAAGCTAGAACAATAAATGTTTGTCCCTTGCCGTCACCAATCCATGCAGAGTTGGGAGGCAGCACCGCATAATCTTCAATCACATATACACCGGCAGGAAAGTATAATGCTCTCTTGACCCAACCGTTGGGGCTGGAGTCATCATTTAATGTATTTGCCACATCAATTGCTGCACGACGAATGGCATAGGTTTCTTTTTGAATTGCCAATGGATCCAACGCGGTCAGATCTGATCTCAAATCTGTAACTGTTGCAAAATCCAAATAACCATTACCTACTGCGCCATATGCCTTCACGGAAACAACCTCGTCTAGACGTTCTTGTAGCAGTCGAATAATACGTTGAGAATTTAAAGCCAATGGCGAGGCGGCGCCGCCTGGTGCGCCATTGGGTTGACGATAACGATAAGAATAATTAATTAGTTCTTCGGTATTGGGCGAAAATTCAGTTAATATTTGAGTATTAGCAAAGGGGAATTTATTATTAGCAGCTCTGCTTTGTGCTTGTGGAAAATTAGGAGTGCCAATAAAAACTTGGCTGGTGTCAAGCGTCAAACCCAATTCAGCTTCGGCCAAATTAGGCAATGAGTCTTTGGAGCCGCGGCGATGAACGATCTCTGATATTTGAATAACTGGCATTTTTAATCCTCCTAATATTTAGTTGATTTTGAAATTTAATATATAAGCTATGGTATAGGAGTCAAAATGCATCAAGTAAAAATCAAATGTATCGACAATGATAGACAGTTGACCGGAGATGTAATATCCAAAACGAGAACTGCTATGGTTGTAGCCATCCACAACAATACCAAACTCAATTTTTATCCAAATCGTCACCTAAAAACTAAGTGATTTTTAGTCATTGGGACGCAAGGTGACTTCACACTTGTTCCTATATGCGTTTTCGTATTACTTCATCGCTTGCTTGCTCTATTACCGAACAAGCGAAATAAGATAGATATATTTGGTTCATATGAACGAATGTATGTATCTGATCTATATCCGTTTCCATTGTATCAATTTCAAATTCTTAATGAGATCCTCAAAAACAGATGGGAGAGATTTTCTATATTTGACCACAAACGTCAGATGAACTAATAAGAAATATTTTTATGTTTTAAGTAAATATCACTCATTATCCGTGGATTTTTTTGTAATATGCATCTATTCTACCATATGCCTTATTAGCCCAATGACCAAAATCAGAAGGCTCTAAAATAAATCTCTGTGTTCCGCCTTCTCTGTTTGTCATTAATATAACTCCTTTTCTTATATCAGTATTATAAAGTACATTATGGGCTAGAATATACATCGTAATTTGCAAAAAATAATCTTCAACATACTCGTCTTTTTTGTTCTTTTTGGATGTTTTAAAATCTAAGATGGCAGGAGACCCGTCATAGACTCCAATACAATCTGCAGTTCCTGCATAAAGCTCTGGATAAAAAAGAGCTGCTTCCAAACCCCAAACTTCTTGCAATGGCTTCAAATCACTGTTGATGATTTTGTCGCTCATTTCACGAGCCATTGTGTGAATCACATTGGTACCTTGTGGCCTAGGCGAGCCTTCGATATAACATTCCAAATGCTTGTGAACCAATGTACCAATATTCGCTGCTTCAACAGTTTGACGCGTAGCTTCTTTATCTCCCAGTCGTTTTCGCCAAGCCATCAAACCAGATTTGTCTCCAGTGGCACCAAGTATTGTGGTCACAGACGGCACTGCGCCATATGGAGTTTCATAGTGTCGTCCCTGTTCTTTTGTGACTCGCTTTAGGGTGTAATATTCAAATAAAGGATTAAGTTTAGGCATTAGTCAATTATAATAGTCTTTTCTTTCACATGTCTACTTACGATTTCAAGAATTCGCTTGTGATTTTCGCCCGTTTCAAGACAAGTTTCAACCGTTGCCAAAACTATATCTTTGGTTGCTTGGTATTTGTTTTCCCAAAGAGTGGCAAGATCCAAATCTCTTTCAAGTAAATGTGCTAGTTTCATTTTAATCCAGCAAGTTTTTTCAATCTCAAAATTTCTGACTCATTGACACCATATTTTGATGCCATCACAGCATATTTGTCTTTCTTGTTTATTATGGGAGATGCTTTTGCTAGATACGGCTTTAAAAGAGCTCGCAAACGTTCCACTGGCATACCCACATTACCGGCAATGTCTTCAATCTTTTGACCAGATCGTAGCATCTTAACCGCACGATCCAATGCAATTTCAGTGGGAGAAATATTATCAATGCTGCGAGGGCTCCAATCTTTGAAAGCATTGGTTTCGTTCACTTCCATTCTACGTGAACCATAAACTTCCACGTTACCTTGATGCTTTTCCAACCACTTCACAAACGCTTTTTCATTTTTAAACTTCTTTCTCCAAGGTGTACTCCCTGTTCCCATCACACCATATGCCTCAACAGGAGAGAAATCATAATACAATTCTTTATCTGGCCCTTCGCTCATCAAACGCATGCAAGTATCCAACAATTCATCACCATAATCAGGATCAGAATCAAACTCCTGAGTCATCAAAGGAATGTCATCCATTTCATCATCGGATTCTTTGATTTCTTTGGGTTCAGTTTTGGCAACTTCTTTAGCAGCTTGCTTCACTGACTTCAATTTAGGATCTTTAGCATTATTGGCCTCAGCATCGTCTTCTTTATCCTGTGCCATATCTTTGTTAAGCTCTTCGGGTGTTTCAGCATCGGCATCTTGTTGTTTGCGTTTGCGGCGTACGTTCAAATCTTCCAAATCAGTGCTTTTACGATTCAAAGTTTTCAGGAAATTCAATTCAGGTACTTTAGCGTGAACTGTCATATCTGTGGGATGCTTGCCATAATCTGTTTCCATTGGTTGGCCCTGATATTGGCCATATTCACCAGTGGGAATATCCAGTGGCTTGTTGGCGTTTAATTCATCGGTGGCTTCCATTAGTTTTCGCATGTTGTTCATTTGTTTCACCATTGTAATTCCCAGAAAAATGTGGTTTGAGTTTCAGGATTGGTTTTACGAACTATGGAATATTTCAAGTTCTTAAAATTTTGAATCACTTGATTCATTTGATCCTCTAACACCCTGTTTGGTACCAAATTTTTCCAAGACAAAAAGTATAATTCGCTTTGATTCTGACGACGTAATGTAGCTGTTCCTGTGCCAGGAGTATTTATATCTATGAAGTTAATTCCCGCTACCGCATCCGGCTGTGTTATACAAATTTTAAAATCAGTGGTAGTCAAAACATGAGCATAATAAAACAAATTTTGACTTATGGGATTGGGTAGTGTTCCTGTACTTTGAAATCTCACCGGAACTCCATTTGTTAAATCGTGAGGTGCGATTGTGGTTATGACATCAGTGGACAGATTAAAATTATCAATTTGAACAGGCAAAAACAGTATGGTATCAGTCATAAAAGTATTTTCCACTGCCACATTCAATTGTCCCGCATCAATGGCTGTCAAAATCGCATATTCAATGTCCCTAATTTCGTTGAATATAATTATATTGTTTCTAGCTCCAACTCTAGCTTCCGGGCCAGTGGGAAACAGTGACGAAGATCCACAGCAATTGGTCATTTGATCCTCTTCTTTATAGCGTTAACTGCCATCTTTGAAACTTTTTCTTTGTTCTTTTCGGGATCTACTTTTTTGTTGCGAAGTGTCAGCGCACTTTTTAAAACAATTTGATTACCAAAAACATCAACTTCCTTAACAATATCGCTCAAGCTTTCCAAAACCTCAACCACCAGCGACTTGTCTTTTTGCATGTCCAAGCCAGGAATATTTATGGATGACAAGAATTTATTCAAAGGGATTTTGGGATTACCAGGAGCAGTTGCTTTATAACTCAACAACAAATCCATAATCGTAGATTTTAATTCTTGAACTCGATTGGCATTTTCCATTTCCAGCAACGCTAGAATCGCATTGGTTAAACTTTGCTTTTTGGGAGAATCAAGTTCAAATAATTTCATTATAGTTTAACACTCAACTTGTTGATATCTATCGCACCCTCAACATGCATTTCTTTCAAAGCAGCTTTCAAATGCTTGGTTAAAATAACACGAGATTCCAAAATAGATTTCACTGCTTGGTTTAATTCAACACCATTTTCAATATGATGTTCCAAAATTAATTTAGCTCCATCTTTGGAGCTTTCTGATTCTTCCAAGGTGTCCATAACCCAAATACTCGCAAACTTCTTTCGGTTTTTCTTTATCCAGCTATCACGCTCTTCCACTGAATCAAACCCTTCAGCAATCAATCCATCTCTGCTTTCACCCACAGCAGCAAATTTCTTTGCCAATTGACTTTGCATCGTGGGGGGCAGTCTGCTTAGTCTTTTGGTCATTTGATCAATTTCCTGCTTTACGGCCGGTGTAGAGGTCAAACGATCCGTTTGCTGTTGAGCTCTTTTTTCAGCAGGGGTGGGTTGCTTTGTTGTTACACCCAAAGTGGTTAATACGATTCCTTTGGCTAGTTTTTCAACATCAGTCATTTTGTTTTACCTCAGGTAGTGGATAGTTCTTTGGATCCAGCTTTAGTGTATTCTTTAGCCAACCCTGCCAATGATTTTCAATTTCAGCCCTCTGCCAAGAAGCGCAAATACTCAACGTTTCTTTCAAATCATTTTGTAATTTTTCACCCGCTTGTTTTTCTTCAGTGGAGTCGCTCCAATCCCAAAGAGGATCATATTGCTCGATCAACTTTTTGGCCTTAATTGCAAAATTTGCACTTTCACCAAACTGCTTCCAAGCAGTGGCATAAAGAATCCTTTCCCAATCTTTACCATAACGCTTTTTGAATGATTCTTTATTGGATTTGATAAACTTTTCAGCTTTTTCTCCAGGGGGGGCCTTTTCCATCATGTTCTTGTATTCATCAACGTTGACATTTTGAAAAAACTGTGGTCCAAACTTTTTTCTTCCTAAGAATGCAGCCAGCACCACGGCATTGTCAACGCCCTTATTTTGTAATTCTGTTACCAATTCTGAAAACGCTTGATATTTGTCAGCCATTGCAGTACCTTGATCTCGCAATTTCTGCTGATCATAATATTGACATTCACGTTGTAGATCTTCTAGAGTATATTCTTTACCATCCACTTCAAATTTGTCACCGGGCTTTTTACCCAATGCCTTGGCTTTTTGGACGGCAGCAGCGAAAGCATTACCTTCGCCCAGATTATCAACATCACCTAATTTTTTTTTTTGATCAACAGTTTCGTTGGTGCCTTTGATTCTGTTCATAGGAACAATTTCCATTTTACCACCCACATTCACAACCACTGCTTGATTTGAATGCTTACGAACAATTTTACCTGCGCGTGTGTTGCCATCTGCATCAACAAAGGCAACATTCTTACCAACTACGAGATTTTGCGTTTCCAAAACGCGCTTGGTATTCTTAGCACCTTCTTCTTTCATTTCACGACCCAATGGTTCTTTGGCGGGACCAGCCGCTGCTTCAGCAGCACCAAATTCATCATCGGAACCTTTGGAATCTTCGTTGTTGGAGTCAACTTCAACAGATTCTTCTGAATCTTCATCTCCAGGAGTAGCTTCAAAAGGCTTGCCTTCCAAATTCAATATTTGGTTGCCCAATCCTTCTTTGGCATGCTTGATTGCGTTCATAATAACATTGATCCCATCTGTGGCAACCTTAGAAAAATCATCCGACTTCTTAGGACCAAAAATACCACGCATTTGATCAACCAATGGTAGCACATCTTCTGCATTCATACGAGCCACTGACTCGGCCATTTTTTGCAAACGATCACCCAAATTTTTGATTGCTAAAATAATTTCAGCCTGCTCCAGATCATTTTCCAAAATAATGGAAAGTGCTTTTGCAGATTCATCCATTCTTTTCTTCAAACGAGCCTGCTTGATAATTTCATCAAGCTCATTAATTCTTCTCTTTAAATGCTTGATTTGCTTTTGTTTCAAGCTCATTTCAATCTCCTAATGTTCAACTTTCTTTTGGGAGCAATTTCTTTCAAAACAATTCGAATTGCTTCAGATAGCATAGACGCCTTTATATAATCGTCACTGACATCTGACTCTGAAAGATTGGTGTTTTTCTTATAATTTAGTTTGAATTCTTCACAAAAAATCAATGTGTCAATTAATTTCTTGGGATCTCGAAAATCAATCGTTAATCCAAAACGTGATTCCAATAATGAAACAAGTTTGGTAACTTTGGTTTTTGGATCAGTCTCGAAGTCAGCAATATTCATGCATCACCCATGCAAATGTATATCATTTATTTAGCGAAAAGGTGCGAATTAGATTGAAAAACTCATACCACATCCGCAAGTTGAGGATGCCGATTTCACTTTTAATCCAAAACCGCTCTGCATTAGATTAGATTCATATGTTAAAATCAAGTCACCTGTTAATTCTAAAAAATCAGGATGAATACAAACTGCATTTGCAAAAATCAAATCTTCAGGATCAGGAGTTTCAACCCAATCAAAAGCAATTTCAAACCCAGAGCAGCCACCGGCACCGATTTCAATTTTTAGAAATCCTTGCTCGTGTTTTCTCATATATTGTATTCGTTCAATTGCTGAATCATCAACCGTTAGCATCTTGCCAAAATTTCCAGTTCTTTTTTAGTTTCTAGAGCAATTTGACGGGCATTTTGGTATTTGGCTTCATAGATATCTCGTTTGGAAGTTTTTCCCAAAGCATCTGCCTTTTTACAAAGATGCTTGTATCTTATTGCTTCATTTCTAAATGAAGCATATTTTTCTTCCAATTGCAATATCTTTAAAACTTCAGGGCTGTTGATCTTTTTGCCAACATTTAAAAATTCAACTAATTTTAGTGCTGCCGCGCCCACTTGTAAGTCTTCAGCCAATATACTGCCATCAACGTGTTGCACCGCATAGCTTTTCTTCACACCGCCATTGGGCAGCGAGCTTTCATTTACTAAAATCTTGTATTTCTTTACTTGCAGTCCCCGAGGGATGGTCTTGGTTTCAATGGCTTGATTGAATTCTGGATGCGCCATGTTCTCCACCATTGCATCACCGATGGAATCATAAAATTTTGATAGCACTGACTTCATCGCCGCTGCATCAGGTCTGGGATGAACGTAGGATTCTGGACCCGAATTTAGAGACTTCATTTTCACTTGTGCTCTGGGCAAGGTTGCTGGGCCTCCCATCTCCACATTAGTCAATGCAGATTGCAATGCTGCCATTGCTGCGATTTCCTTGGGATCAACCAATTTCATCTCCTAAATCATTTTTTTAAAAGTTTGGGTAGGGTTTGCTCAGTAAATTTTTGCAGTTTTGTTACCAATTCCTCAAAACGATTGCCGTCATACATATTAGCGTCAATCAAATCTTTAATGATATTCAAATTTTCAATGGCTTCATCAATTTTTGGAACTAGTTCTTCTAATTTAAATTTGGTTTCATCAAATCCTTCGCCCAATTCTTTGGGATCATCCGTTAAACTGCCATTGAATCCATCATCGCCATTATGTAATTCAACCAAACGATTTTTTAATTCTGATATTTGCTGTGCAGGTTGTTTGAATCCTGGGAACTTACCTAAATATTTGTAAGTTATTTCATTTTCCATTAGCTTTTTGGATATAATACCTCTGCTAACCAAATTAAATGCTAGAGTTCGTTCTCTTTCATTTAGTTGAGATTTCTTTATCCAATTGTCCTTGACTTTGTTGACCAAAGCCATTTCTTCATTGGAAAGAAACACTGCTGGCCCCTGAGGCATTTGTAAGAACCAACTCATTTTTGTTTGCGACTTTCCGCTACCAATGTTCTACCAATGTTTTTCACTGAGTCAACAAAGCTGTTAACTTGATTTAAAAACATTTTATATTCGCTCATTTTCAAATCTGAAACCAAAACCAATGCTTGATTCAAAAGGCCCAAAGCTCGGGTATATTGCGCAGATGTTATGGGATTTGCGTCAGAAGCTGCTGAGGGGCCAGTTACAGGGGTTGGGTCCACCGAAATGGGCTCATTAGCAGGCATGTATTTCTCAGGCGCCGGCTGCTGTTCGACCGGTGTATTCATAGAAGCTGCTAAATCATCGGCTGCATTTTTGATAACGGGCATATCTGCAATGGAGGATCCCACTGGGGGCAATTCTATGTCCGTATTTACTGGTCCAGGAGCCAATGGGCTTTCACTTTCTGTTCTAATACCAGCTAAGGTTTTGAGTCTTTTGATTTCAGGTAAGTCATTCATTTCCATAATCTTTGCGTTTTTTGATTTCACTGCAATGGATTCATATGCTTTTGTTTTATATTTGGCTTTGCGATTCCATTGATCTCTTTTTTGAACTTTTTCTGCTCGTGACTTTTCAGTTTTGGGATAAAACAAGGGATTGTTTAAAACACCGGCCATGGGATTTAAGGGCTTCTTGCGTGCTGGTATTTCAATCTTCATTTTGTCTTTGGCTTCCTCCATGGAGTCTCTCACTGTGTGGTTTTTTCTATTCAATCTCGTGACAGCTTTACCTATTTTATATATGGTTTCTCTGTCATCGCATTCCACACAAATCTTATACTCATCCATTAGTTGAAATTTGATTTTATTGGATTCCAACCATTCAATTAAATCATCACGCACGTCTGTGTTTTCACAACGAAGTGTATAATTAAATCCTTCTGCTATCCAGTGTGCGGATATATCTTCATTGATAAAAAATTTAGAAGGTAAAAAATGCAGATAATTCTTTGATTCTTCTATTTTTTTCAATATTTTGTCTACAGCAGCCGAGTCTTCACGATCCAAAGCAAAGCTCAATTCCAAATAATCATTCCAATTGGTTAGTTTTTCACTTAAAGATTTGGCTCGTTTAATTTCGTCACCAGTGAGGTCTTCCATTTTTTTACCAGTTAGATAACCCGCCAATGCCTTTTCGATGGAATTCTGATAGTCTTCCAGTTTTTCAAAAATTGTGTGTGCCATAGCTTATTATTTAGCATTTTTATATAAATCGTCACCTAAAAACCCAGTGATCTTTAGTCGCTTGGACGCAAAGTGACTTCGTTCCTGTTCTTGTATACATTTTGCTATCACATCATCTTGAATATAAATGTGAAAAATAGGGCTGAAACGGCCCCAATTAAAGCACGGGGAGACGCCGCTCACGGGGTTGAAGCACGTGATTCCGTCAGTGATGCGTCTGTGAATCGTGAAAAGTTCTTGAGCATGGGGGCTCTTGAAGCTAAGGGTTTTTTAGACCCTTGATAATTCACGGTTGAAATTGATTAAATAATATATTGATTTATATCAATATTTAGACTAAAATAATTCAGTGATCGAGCATTTAAGAAATATTCTTGAGAAATACAAAAGGCACTATCAAAAAAAGATTAAACGGGATGGAGAACTATTGGAATGGATAGAATCTCATCCAAGAGTTAAAGATTTTCGTGACTTGTCATTAAAGGAACAAATTGCTGCGATTATTCATGATGTTGATATTAGGTGCAATAATTCCAAATTAAGAAAATTTTTATCAATTAACAAGGGATTTGGGTTTTGTGATGTTGCAGGAGCGTCCTGTGAATGTTTGAACAGTTTTTTAAGTCAACGGGCAAAAGAAAACATTCAAAAACGCAGTGATTTGGAAAAACAACAAATTAAAGCAAAAACACAGGTTACAAATTTAAAAAAATATGGCAAAGTTCATCATTTTCAAAATCCAATTATTCGAGAGAAGATTAAACAAACTAATTTAAAAAAATATGGAGAGGAGTTTGCTTCTAAAAATGAATACATAAAGAAAAAAATAGAAAAAACAGTTGTTGACAAATATAAGGAAACGCATATTTCAAAAGTGAAAGAGTTTCAAAATAAGAAGAAACAAACAAATTTAAAAAAATATGGTGTTGATCATCATAGTAAAAATATTGATATTAAACAAAAAATAATAAAAAACCAAAAACAAACTTTTTTGGAAAAATATGGTGTTGATCACAATTGGAAAGCAAAAATCGTTAGGTATAAAATTAAACAGACTAATTTAAAAAAATATGGCGTGGAATTTGCTTCTCAATCCACATGTGTTAAACAAAAAAAGAAAAAGAAAACTCAGGAAAAATATGGTGTGGATACTATTTTTCAAATTCCAGAAATAAAAAACAAAATTATTTCCAAAAATATTAGCAGATATGGTAAGCCATACCCTTTTGGATCTGATATAATTAAAGAAAAAAGCAAACAAACAAATTTAAAAAAATATGGCACAATATATCCAACGCAAAATTTTAAAGTGAAAGAAAAAATCAGATATAGTAATATAAAAAAATATGGTGTGGATCATTATACAAAAAAACACATTAACATGGAAATATTATCAAAAATTAATGACGTTGAATGGTTGAAGCACAATCATCATGATTTGGAAAAACCTATTTTTCAAATAGCAAATGAAATTGGGGTATCTGCCACTTATTTAACTAAAATTTTTCATGAAAAATCAATCCCTATAAAATTGTTTCAAAAAAGTGTTAATGAAAAAAATATCACTGATTTTATTAAAACCTTAAATTTATCGTTGGAAACAAATAATAGAACTTTGATCCCTCCTTTGGAGTTGGATATTTTTGTACCTGAAAAACACTTGGCTATTGAATATTGTGGTTTATATTGGCATTCAGAAACATCAGCAAACAAGCCGGTCAATTATCATTTAAACAAATTAAAATTATGTAATGAAAAAAACATTCGGTTGATTACTATATTTTCAGATGAATGGGAAAACAAACAGGAAATTGTTAAAAATAGACTCAAACACATATTGGGATTCAGTGATCGCATATGTTTGGCTCGTGAAACAGAAATATATCCCATATCAAGTGAATTGTATAGGTCATTTGTTGATCAACACCACATTCAAGGGTCAATTGCTTCCAAAATTAAATTGGGCGCTTTTTATCAAAATCAATTGGTTGCAGCCATGGGATTAGGCGCGAGAAGACGAAACTTGGGAGCAAAAAATTCTGGACCAAATGACTATGAAATGTTAAGGTTTTGCACAAAAGGTCATGTGCCAGGCATAGGTGGCAAATTATTCAAATATTTTGTTAGCAACTATTCCCCACATCAAGTTATAAGTTATGCAGATAGGAGATGGGGTGAAGGAGAATTTTATCGTCATTTGGGATTTGAATTTGTGGAATCCACTGGTCCCAGTTATTTTTATACCAATGATTACAAAAAGAGACACAATAGGTTCGCATTTCGTAAAGATGTGATTGTACGAGAGTTAAAAGGCGATGCTAATAAAACTGAATGGGAAAATATGCAGACATTGGGATATGATCGCATTTGGGATTGTGGAACTAACAAATGGATTTGGAATAGATAAGTAAATGCATAATGGCAGATAAATATCTTTACTTTAATCCAATACAAGTTTGGTTAGTTCAAAGCAATCGAGGAGCACCCAATAAAAATATGTCGGCCAATGATGTTGATTTCAAGCTCTATAAGGGAGCAGCAAATGAAATGGATTTCATAATAAGAAATCTTGACCGCAAGCCCATTCCTCTGATGGGAAAAAATTTAATCATTACTATTATCAATGATTACAACAATGAAGTGGTTATTCAAAAGCCCTTGCAAATACGAGATCCTTACAAAGGCCAAGCAGTTGCTAGAATAACTCCCGCCGAATTAGCTGAATTGGATGTGGGTTATTATCGTTATACTGTTTTAATGGTTAATGAAGATGGTTGGGAAACATTGCTCTACACTGATATGGATCAGCGGGCCCGTGGTTTCTTTGAATTGCGCGACGGTGCTCTGCCACCGCCTCGCTTGCCTAGAGTTCTTCCTGGCGTGGATTTTTTACCTTTCATGCTTGATGACGACCCCCCTACAACAGTTTATATTTCGTCCTCTGTTCCCGGTGATGCCCTTTTGGATTTAACTGACTCTCTAATGACTTATGCGGTTTATTTGAATAATTGGTATGGTAAGTTAACAGTTCAAGCCACTTTGGAAGCAACTCCTCCGTCTGAATTTGAAAGTTGGATCATACTCAGTGAAAAGGAATATGTGAATTTCACTGGCATTGATTGGAATAACATTGAAGGCAATTACACCTGGATTCGTTTTGTTTATGAAAATAATATTGCCAACGAAGGTGAATTTACCAAAGTTCTGTTTAAAAATTGACTGTTGCTGCTTGAAAACATAGAATGAACTATGAATTCTGCAGATTTTTTATTGGATTGGATTCGTAGTCATTTGCCACGAACCAAAGCACATGCCAAGGGTTGGTTGGGATTCAATGCCGTTTGCTGCCACCATCGAGGTGAGAGAAATGACGTCAGAGGCAGAGGTAACATATTGTTTACCAATGTGGGGTTTTCCTATAATTGTTTTAATTGTGGTTTCAAAACTGGTTGGGAATTGGGTCGCCAGCTCAGTGGTAAAAACAAGCAACTTTTGAGTTGGTTTGGTGCTTCCCAAGAAGAAGTGAAAACATTGGCATTCAAATGCTGGCAGTTAGCCCAACAGATTGCCCCCGAAGAAAACAAGGAAGTTGAGAAAAACGATTTTGTTTTGGATTTTGAATCAGTGGAATTGCCCAAAGGATCCAGAAATTTCACATATTGGCAATCAATTAACAATCCAGGATTCTCTCCAGTTATGGAGTATGTGAAGTCTAGAAATTTTAAAATCAACAGTGACAATTTGTATTGGACCGATATGCCAGGCGAGTGGTCGTTCAATACCAGAGTTACGCTTCCCATTGTGTTTAAAAATCAAATCATAGGATATGTATCTAGGTCCATAGTACCGGGAGTAAAATATGTGAAAGAAACCGGTAATAATACCAATGTACTTTTCAACTCCAACGTGTTGTACAAGCATCAAAGAAAATGGGTGTGTGTTGTGGAAGGCGCATTTGATGCTTTGGCAATTGATGGGGTGGCAGTTTTGAAAAATTCTATGAGCCCAGAACAAGCCAAGTGGATTGAAGATTCGGGACAAACTCCTATTTTGGTTCCAGATCGAGACAAAGGTTCAAGAACACTTGTGGAGCAAGCTTTGAGTTTGGGCTGGCATGTTTCCATTCCCACGGAAACATATTGGGAATATGATATAAAGGATGTGGCTGATGCGGCAAAAAGATATGGAAGAATATACACGTTAAGGAGTATATTGGAATCTGCGTCGGATAATAAGTTATATATTACAACAATTGCAAAAAAATATTGCGGGTGAAAAAAATGCAAATCAAGTATAATACAGAAGTTCAAAAGTTTTTGATTTCGTTTATGTTGAGTAACCCAGATGCTTTTGCACGATGCCAAGCTATTTTGAATCCAACGTATTTTGAAGGAAGATTCAGAAAATCAGTGAGATATCTATTGGATTATGCTCAGGAATACAGAAAGGTTCCATTGCATGAAGATGTGAATGCTCGGTTTCAATTGGATTTTGAAAAGATTCATACCAATGATGAGAGGGATATAAAGGCTTTTTTGGATACAGTTGAAAGCTTTTGCCGACACAAAGCTATTGAAGCAGTGATTCATTCAGGTCCTGAAATGTTAGAGAAGGATGAATATGGTGACCTGGAAAAGAAAATCAAAGACGCGCTTTTAATATCTCTTCAAAATGATTTGGGCACGGATTATCTTTCAAATCCCAAACAGAGATTGATCTCATTGCGTGATAGAAACAATATGGTAAGCACGGGTTGGCGAGATGTTGATCGAAAATTGTATGGTGGTTTGAATAGGGGCGAGATCACACTTTTTGCCGGTTCATCCGGTGCTGGCAAATCTCTTTTCCTACAAAATATTTCATTGAATTGGTTGGGTATGGGTTTGAATGTGATTTATATAACTTGTGAATTGTCAGAGGCCCTAACTGCCATGAGAGTGGATAGCATGATAACTGGTATTTCCACTAAGGAATTGCTTAGAAAGTTGGATGACGTGGAATTGAAGTTAAAGCTCAAAGCCAAAAACTATGGCAGATTACAGATCAAGTATCTACCCCCGGGCACCACAGCCAATGGCATCAAGGCTTATATGAAAGAATTTGAAATTCAAACCAATATCAAACCCGATGCATTGGTAGTTGACTATTTGGATCTTCTGTATCCCAATAACAGTCGAATCAATCCAACTGATTTGTTTGTAAAGGACAAATTTGTAACTGAAGAGCTGAGAGCATTGGCGGTGGAAAGCAATGTTTTGTGTGTATCAGCTTCGCAGTTGAATAGATCGGCAATTCAAGAAATGGATCATGATCAATCAATGATTGCTGGCGGCATATCCAAAATCAACACAGCGGACAACGTGTTGACCATTTACACATCCGATGCAATGAGACAGCGAGGCGAATATAGATTACAGTTTCTAAAGACTAGAAGCTCTTCAGGTGTGGGATCAAAGATTAATTTGAACTTTGACATTGGGAGTTTGAGAATTTTTGATGCAGAGCAGGGCGATGCTGATGACAGTTCCTCGTCATCCTCAAACCCTTCTCCAGTGTCCACGTCTCTGGGTTTGAATAGAACCAGCGTGAGAGTTGATACTAAATCAGAAAGTAACAACGCAAATGAAGAAAATGCGCCAAAAACTAACACGGTCAAGCACTTTACCGGGTTGAAGGACATTATGAACAAAATTAAATCATAATGAAACGCTAAATATATGGTAAATTGTGGTCCAAAAGAAAAATGAAATTAAATCAGGATATTATATCGGCTCTTAAGATTGTCAATGAATGCGTGGGTGTTGAAGAACCTAGTCATATCTCAATGTATGAAAGTGCTACACAACCCACTGCACTTGATAGAGATAAAAGAATGGAAGAATTGGTTAGTCGTTTGCTTGAATATGCTGAAATGTTAATCAGCTTTAGAAGTGACGCTTCAAATCATGACCAAGCTGTGTTGGAAGAGGCAATAAGATATAATATTGGTTCTGACATACAGAATTTAATTGAAGAGTTTAAAAAATGAAACCCATATCGCCTCCCACTAAAAAAATCATTGATGAACTTTTTGAGCTTATTCCTGAAAGAAACAAAGACAAGATTGTTGAACAACGAGCACATCATATTATTGTATCAGCGATAAATTTCATTAAATCATTAAATGAAAACTATTCTCAAGAAGATGCCGAGGAGTTAACTCGAAAGTTTTTAGTAGCGATCAAAAGTCAGGAGCCTCGCCGCTTTTCCAACAAACTTAAAAATCTAAAAAAGGACGATGACAAATGACCAAGACGCTTGTGGAGATATGGCGTGATAGAAACAAGCCTTTGCTTTCTGAGCGAGGGTTGACGCTTATTCTGCGTGAACGTGGCTTAAGCGATACTGAAATCAAGCAGATATTAAAAGAAATATCTTTCAAAGACTTAGTTAATAAATCACGTACACTCACAAAGAAAACCGCGGGTGCAGCTAAGTCGGCGATTGGTGCACTGAATATAGCATCAGGCAAGCTCACTGGCAAAGCATTTGAAATGAAGGCCACTTCCAAATGGAAAAAATATGCAGCAGGTGCCGGTTTCAAATGGGATAGTGTTGCTGCTGAAGAATTTTTGGAATGGCTGGAATCCACTTATGAAATGCCTGATTTTCTAATAGATAACCTTGAACTAAATGGCGACAAGTTGGTTAATTTGGCAGAAAGAGATGCTTGGTTAACAAAACAAGGCGTTGAATCTCTATTGAAACAAGTTGCCAAAGAAGAATTCAAATATCAACAAAGCCAGGGTCGCTATGGAAAAACCGCTAAACATAGATACGACGATTCAGGCACTGATACACAGAAAGAATTTAAAAGAACTTTTTTGAAAACAATAAAGGATCTTGGTATTGAAGATGACGTGGCTGCGAAGTTGAATAAACGCCTGATACAGAATCCAGAATATTTAAATCAACTTTTGAATAGAGTTTTAAAATCATCATAGGTTTTCATAGTTATGAAAGTATATGAAAGTAAGTTATGAAAGCGAAATATAAAAGATGAAAGCCCTGACAATATTACTTGAAGTTGGAAGCATGCCTCATTTGGAAGATTTGGGAGTTTCTGATTTTTTAAAGGCTGTCGAGCTTGTTAATAAAATGACAGTAACAGAAAAACTGGACGGTGCTAATCTTGCATTTGGATTTGATGAGAAAGGTGAGTTTTTCACATCCAGAGAAGCCAAGGGCGGTAAACGTTTTTATTCAGTGGATGACTATGGTAAAAAGTTTTGGGAAGTGGGATTTAAAGCTGCTCATTTGGCTTTGGAAAAAGTAGCACCAAAAATCAAACTATCAGGTGCAATGAGAGCGGGCGACATTGTCAACTGTGAAGTGCTTTTTGGCGCTATGCCCAATACTGTGCCTTATTCAGGGGACAGCAATCAAATCATATTCTTACATGCATTGGATGGCAGTCCAAATATAGAAGCATTACACGAATTGCTGGATAATAAAAAAGTCACAGTAGCATTAAAAGATGTACCTTACACTGAAGATGGTAAGAACATATTGTATAAACCACAATCCTATACATGGCGGTTTGTTAAAGTTCCTTCAGTGGATCCCAAATTAATTTCCAAAGCATTTGCTGAAAAACAGTTGGCTTATAAAATTCAAGAGTTGAAACAGATAATCAGCGAACCTTCGGGAATTTTAAATTTTTCAAATTTGGAAGTGATGAGCTTGCCTTTAAATAAACGTCCCGAATCAATTGAAAAACACAAATGGCAAATGGTTCTTTCTGAAATCAAACAAAAAAGAAAAGAATTAAGCCAAAGAATTGATGCTCTCAAATTGGATATCAAGGATCAATTGCTCAATGATTTGGTTAGAAATGTTTCCAGTGCATTTGGGCCTGATGTGCGAGATGGTGGTTGGATTGAAGGTCTAGTTTTTAGAGATCCAGACACCGGGGAAATGTTTAAATTGATTGACAAGAATGTTTTTACAATGTTCAACAAATTCAATTGGCAAATGAGAAAATTGCTTAAAGACTCTGGAGGCAATCGTCTTAGAAGTTTATTGGGTAAAATGTATTTGAGAATGGCCGATGCCATCGGTCATCCCAAGCTTGCGTCTTCAGCAAGCAAGCGATATGTTCAAAGCTTGGGTGATTCATCAGAGGAGATTTTGAAAAACCTAAGCAATGGTGTGGATTTGGAAGCAACTAAAGCCACTTGGTTGGAAATTCTAGACAAGTCCCAAAAGATTGCACAGCGAGTGTTTGATTGGTATGAAGAGAACAAGAACAAAATGACCAAAACTGTTCAAGTGGGTCCAAAATCCTATGAAATGAAATATGAGGGAGCAGTGGATGCCAATACCAAACAGACTTTTGCTACGATATTTGAAGAAATAAAAGAAATCAAAGCAGCGGTAAAGGCTGCAAAAACGCCAGCTCAATTGGTAGGACTTTTAGTTAAGCCGGAGCATTTGAATGTTGATTAGAGAATTGCTGCTTGAAGGTGGTAAAGTATTTGATGACGTTGGTAGTATTCATCAATCAGAAGTGTTGCCTACATTGCGTGAGTTGGAAAATCGCACTGGATTAAAAAATCTAAAAGACCACATGCTTGGATCCACTGGTAAAAAGCAATTTTCTGGAGACATTGATCTCTCGGTTGACATGCCCGCTGATGAATTAAAGCAACTATTAAAGCAAACGTTCGGCAATGCTGTAAAACAACATGGAAACACAATACACGTGATGTTTCCCATTGCATCCTATGATCCTCAAAAAGATTTGGATCAAGCAATTGCTCAAGGCAGACGCAGAACTGGGTTCATACAGGTGGATTTTATGCTGGGAGACGCAGATTGGAATAAGAAATATTTTTATCATTCTCAATCATCAAAAATTCCCGGCAAATACCGCAATATACTTTTGGCGAATGTTGCCGCAGCATTGAGAAAAACAAAAGACAAAGGAGATTATATTGAAACATTGGGATATGTGTTTTCCCCTAAGGAAGGGTTGAGTCTCCGTAAACGAATTCAGAAAAAAGGTCAAGCTAAGAAAACTGATGAAGTTTTAAACTCCACAACCGATTTGAATGAAATTGCTAAGAAGTTATTGGGAGATGCAGCCAAGGCGTCGGATTTGGAAAATGTTGAAACTCTCGCTGCTGCAATTCAAAAATATTTGCCTCATCAAGCAGATGCAATATTTTCCAACTTTGCCAATAATGAAATCACATCAGATCATTTGGATTTGGAATGGCCTCAACCAATCAAACGTGCAATTGGCTAAATAACTCTATGGAATTTTTAAAATCATTGCCGCAACTTCAAGAGAGTAGATTGCTTCCTTTTGATAGAAGCTATCGACGCTATTCTCTTCGCAATGTTTTGGATTTGATTTTCGTTTATGTTCTTGCTTTGGAAATAATGAATTTGGAATCATCCTCCAGGATGTTTGCTAAAGCCTATCTGCAACGAACAAGACAGGATCTGGCCAACAATGGCATTAGAACTGATTTGGCTGCACTGATTGCAGTTGTGGAAGACAAAAAGAAGTTTGAGTATTTGAAAAATGCGTCGGAAAATTCCCGAATCTCAACAAAGATTGGCGCTTTTGTTCCGGAAATCAAAAATTGGCTGGCTTCCAAAGTTTCCAATTCATGGAGCGATTCAAGAATATCTGCCTTTTTATACAAACTGGAACAACAATTATATATTTCAAATATTGATTACAAAAACGTTAGACGTTTAGTCCAGTCTTGGAGCACATTGGATTATTATAAAAAACAATTGGCTTTTACTCGTTTGTTGCAAGCATTGAGAACAAGAGCTGCCACTGGTGATTTGATTCATAAGTTTGAGGATTTGTCCAAGGAACGTAGATATGAATTGCGAACAGAAATCAATGCCGAAACTGGCGAACCCAATGTGCCCACGCCTGCTCAACCCAAATCAAAAGTGTTTGGATTCTTGGCAAGTTTGGCCGGTGTTGTGGCAGGAGCAGCAATGGGCTATCATGGATATAAAAAGCTACGAGAATCAGAAGATATTAGTTTTGCAGTAGCTGAAGATATCGTGAAACGAATCAAAAGCAAACTAGGAAAAAAAGGATATTTTGGTCCAGCATCGTCGGAAATCGATGATATTGTGGTTGATGTCTGCAATGATTACGGTATATTAAAAGTGGATGGCTACAGATTTTTTGAGCAACACATGCGTCGTGATCCACAAACTTGGTATGAAATGTGGAGCAGAGAAGGGCTACAAAGCTTTTATGAAACCACAACTGCTGGATCAGTGGCATCTGTTACAGGCGGATTTGACCCACATGGTGAATGGCGAAGCATATATTCCAATGCACCCAAACCCAAGAAAATCAAAAAACAACCCATTATCAAACGTAATTCTTAATTTTTTTTGAAAATCTACCCATAATGTAATATGGATTTTAAAAATCAAATTCAACATATGATTGATATCATATGAAACCATCGTCATATGGTAGATACTTGACGTCGAATAAAAATTTGGATCTTCTACAATGGTTAAAATCTCAAGTAAAATATCAATTCACATCCATAAATGAATTGGTATTCCTTTATCAAAATCCCACATTCAATCCCATATGTGAATTGGTGAATAAAAGAAAATTTACTAAGGGGCGGCACGGGTTGGATATGGTGTTGGCTGTGGTGGAAATTGTGCATGTGTAAAAAAGAATAGAAATAAAAAATTAAGTGAAGTTAAAAAACAATTTAGTGATGAAAAAAAGAAAGAAATTAATAATAAGAAAAAACAAACTTTTATTGAAAAATATGGCGTTGACAATCCTTTAAAATCAAAAAAAAAAATACAAGAAAAAATTAAAAAAAACCAATAGAGAAAGATATGGTTTTGCTAGCCCGTCGAAAAATCAAGAAGTGAAAGAAAAAAATCAAACAAACTTGTCTTGAAAGGTATGGATACGAAAATCCAAACAAAAATTTAAAAATTAAAAATAAAATTCAGTTAACTAATTTAACAAAATATGGTGTTAAGAATCCAAGACAAAATCAAAAAGTAAGTAACAAGATCAAACAAACCAATAGAGAAAGGTATGGTGTTGAATCAGGGTTAGCAAATTCTGATATTAGAAATAAAATTAAACAAACTGTTTTGATCAAATATGGTAGTGATCATCACTTTAAAAATGATGAAATTAAACAAAAAAGACAAAAAACTTTTATTGAAAAATACGGTGCTAATCATCCTATGAAATCTGAAAAGATAAAAGATAAGGTCAAAAAAAACAAATATGGATAGGTATAGCGTTGAATATTTCAGTCAAAATCATATTCACAAAGATCAATTAAACATACTGTTGGATAGTAACCGTTTTAAACAGGTGATACAAGGTAAAACATTTGCTCAAATATATAAATTTTTACAAGTTGATAGAACTACTATTGAAAAATATTCTATTAAATATCAATGTCATGACATTATAAATTGGACATCTTCATATTTAGAAGATCAAATTGAAGATATATGTAAAAATAATTCAATTGAGTATGTGAGAAATACTAGTAAAATAATCCCGCCTTTGGAATTGGATTTTTATTTTCCGCATGCAAATGCTGCTATTGAATGTCATAGATTATATTGGCATTCAGAAAATATTACAAATAAAGTTAAGGAGTATCATTGGAATAAATGGAAAATGTGTGAAGAAAGGGGAATTGATCTATATCAATATTTTGAAGATGAAATAAATGACAAATTTGAAGTTATAAAAAGCAAAATTTTATATTTGAATAATAAACATTTAGGTAAAATTATTGGGGCGCGCGAATTATCAATTAATTGGTTAAAAAATAGAAGCGATGAAGAGCACTTTTATAATTCCAATCACTTACAGGGTATTAGATATGACAGAACACATGTGATTGGTGCTTGTAATAATCAGTTTGATTTGGTTGCGGTTATGAGTATTAAGTGTATCAAATCCAATCAAATGGAAATTGTTCGTTTCGCCACCGATATTGTTAATAGGTATCCGGGTGCTTTTAGCAAAATGTTAACTTGGGCTATTAATCAATTAAATTTCAAAGGAGAGGTATTGAGTTGGAGTGACAATCGCCATTCCAATGGTCATCTTTATAAATCAAATGGCTTTAAATATGTGCGTGAACAAGGGCTGGCATATTTCGTTACTGATTATGTCAATAGATGGCGTAGAGAACATTTTATGAAAAACAAAATAAAAGAACGCCATCCAGAAGTAGATTTAAACAAAACTGAATGGTAATTAACTCAAGAATTGGGATTTGATAGAATATGGGACGCAGGTAAACGCCTTTGGAGCAAAATAATCTAAATGATTCTGGGTTTTTTTTAAAATTTTATAAATAATTGCACGATATCTCAGTTGATATCAATTTTTTTATATGAGAGGATTAATACTATGGTACAAAAAGTACATGGATATTCATTTCCGGGTGAATTCCTAACTGGAAATATGGATTTTCTAACCTTGAGAACAACTTTGGATATTACACCAAATGGAATCGTAGTCCAAGCTGACGATCCCAATTATATTGACGATCCTGTGTTGCCCTATACTGACGTTAACGGCAATGTTTATAACACAGTAGCAGCATACAATGCGGCGCGTCAAGTTCAAATTCGCTTCAACAAGCTAATTGAAATAATATCCACCAAAGCACAACCTGTAATCGTTGGTGGAGTTCCTGATCCAGAAGTTGAACTGGCTCCTGTTCCTGATCTACCTGTAACAGGTTCCTTTGCTTCCGGTACACCTGTGAATGTTTACACATTCAAGTTCGCAATTGAGCACACTGAAGCATGGGATCCCAATGATTTGGAAGATGCATTGGATGGGATTGCTGGTTTTGTAAAGAGCACATTGCCCAATACAACCAACGTTTCCGTTGTTCTAAATGCAACTCTATGATAAACTTATAGTGTTGAACTAAGTGACAAATCAAAAAGGGCCTCTGTGAAAGCAGGGGCCTTTTTAACATTTTAAAAAAAATCGTGAACTACCAGCGTCTAAACAATCTTTGGTAGTTCACTTTGGTTTTCAGATGGGATTGGCTTGCAAATCAATCTCGAAGCTAAATTCCAAATATTTGGGATTGTGGGTGTGTTTTAATGTCACATCCAAGCCAGTTAAATCATTCATAACGCTTTGCACCGTTATTCCAATAGGTATATCACCCAAATCTTTGGTGATTTTTTGTTTCAAATACAAAGCTAATCTACGACTATATTCGGTGTTTTCTGATATGAAAATGACATTCAATGCATCTTTCAAAAACAC